CTCTGATCGTCTTGATCTCGTCGGCGGCGATCCCGGAGACCCCGCGCGAACTCTTGATGTAGTTGATCTTGGCGAGCGGATTCATCGGGTCGTCGACCAATGAAACCTCGTGCAGATCGATCTGCTTCAGGTAGCGCGCCGGTTCGCCGCCTTTGCCCGATCCGCGGCGGTAGCCGCCCGGGGGCACGCGGTAGCCGAAGGACATGGCCTTGATCGCGCCGAACTTGATGTTCGACAGAACCTCTTTGCCCGCCTGCGTCTCCGGGTTGATGCAGCCCTTGACCAGAAGACCTTTCTTGTCCTCCTGGATCGCGTCGATCCGGCCGATGCAGCCTTTCCAGCGCTCGTGGTTGTAGTAGAGCCCCGGAGGACAGCCCATGGCGTCGCTCATGGAGATGCTCTTGCCGAAGGCGCCCGGCTCGATGAGGTCGCCGCCGCGGTCGACGTTATTGAAAACCGCCGCGTAGCCCTCGAAAGCGCCCACGACGGCGGGATCTTCGCCCGCGAATTTGAATTCGAGCGGGACGGAAACGCAGCCCAGTTCCATCTCAGTTTTCCTTTGGCGACCAGTTTTCGTCGATCTCGGCGAAAATCTCGGGACCGAACCGAAGTTCGCCGCGGTAGGGCTCGACCTTTGACAGATCGACTCCCGCAGCGTCATAAGTGATCGTTATGTGCGGCTGGTATTCCGGGAAATCCCACGAGGCTCCGGCCTCGGTGATTTCGTGATTCCGGTAGCTGAGTTCCCACGATGAGAACTTCAAGACGACCGCGCCGCTCGGGCCAAGCGCCTCGACAGCGCGTGGGCCGCCCGGGGCGATCTGGAGCTTCCCATCGGGCGCCATTGGCATGTCTTCCGCGGCCAGCATCCAGTCGATCTTTGTCTTGCTGTAAGCGATGGTGACGTGCAGATCGCTCTCGGCCAGCGTCGTGTTGAAGCCTTGCGATTTCGCCCACGCGAGGAACGCTTTTCCATTGAGCAACTTACGCGATACGTAAAGCGTGCGCGGCTCCATCGACTTAGCGCCGTCAGTCGGTGGCGTTGTAGTGTTCGCTGCGGGTTGCTGCTCGCCGCTCGGAGACATGCCGACAGGCTGCCAAACCTCGTCCATCGACTCTTCGTCGACGGGGTTCCATCCGTCGTCTTCTCTGATCTCGTTGGGCGTGAGCCAGCCCGGGTTGTTGTTCGACCCGAGAGCCGCCTGGTAGTAGCGCGTGCGCGCTTCGAGCGAGCCGCGCGTCAGCTCGGACGTGTCGATCCGGACGAAATAACCTTCGCGCCGTTCGTCCTTCGTCAAAAGCTGCGTGTTGATCGCCGCCTTCAACGCCGCGATCCAGCGTTGCAGGGTGTAGCGGACGTGCGCGTCGAAAAACGCCTCGGCGCTGGCGAACGTCGGCGATTGGTCGCCGGCGTGACCGACCATGATCGGGAAGACGCCGAGCACACGGCAAATCTCTTCGATCTGGTGCTTTCTCGTCTCGAGATGCTGGGCGTCGACGCCCGTCATCGTGAATTGCTTGTAGTCCATCGCCCCCGAAGAAACGATGACCTTCATCGCATTCTGCAAACCGGCGTATGTCTCGGTGATCTGCGCGCGTAGATGGTCGACCTGATCTTTCGTCAGCACCCGTCCCCCCGCGGCCGGGGAGAACATGCCGCTCGGGCGCACGCCATTCGAGTGCAGGCGGGCCTGCGACTCCTCGGTGGCGCGTGCGAGGCCGAGAGCCTCGCGCCCGACCAGGCTCGGATCGAGGCCCTTGTAGCAGCTCCATCCGGGCCCGGCGAGGTGAAGCACCTCCTCCGCGCCGACGTTCGCCGACGTGCCGTTTTCAAACGTCAGACTGAACCGCTTCCGCATAAGCGCGGACGTAAGCTCGATGCTCGTGCTCTCCGGCCGCACCGGGATGAGCTCGCGCGTCTCGCCATTCACGACAACCTTGTAGGAAACGCTATTCCCGGTCGCCGCGGCGTGCATCAGAATCGTCGTGTAGAACTGAAATGCGTCCTGCAACTCGCTCGCTTGGTGCAGCAGCAGATCGTAAAGCGGGTGGTCGACCGCCGGCTCGACGCCTTTTCCGCTGGGCAGCGTGCGATAAAGCGACACCGGCAGTTGCGCGATGCCGTCCGCAATCACCATGACGCCGCGGAAGAACGCGGGCACCTGCAAGGCGGTCGACACTGAAATCTCGGCCCCCGATTTGGTCGGGACGCCCCATGTGCCGTTGATCGCGGCCCACATCTCCGTCGAAAAATCGACGGCCTTCTGCTCATCTACCGGGGCAACCGGCGCAGGGGGCGTGCTTTTGCCGCCGAGGAGCCAGTTGAAAATCCCCATTTAGTCTTCCCTTAAACCGCGACGATTTCGATGTCGCCGACGTCCATCGGCTCGGGATTCTTACTCATCAGGAAAGCCGCATCGAACATCGCCATTATCGGATCGATCTTCGCCTTGCCGCTCGCCTGCTTCGTAATAATCTCCGCGTTGCCGCGCGGCTCGATTTTGGCGTTTGATACGGCCCACGCCAGGATTGGCTGCGCCGCTGGGGATAGTCTTCCGTTCGCGAGTTCGCGCTCACAGACGCCGATCGACGCCTGCAACTGCCAGCCCTGCGAAACCTGCGTCATTTTCAGCGGCGTCCCGTCCGGGAGCAGCATTTGCGACATTTCCAACGCGTCGGCGATCGCGGCGACCGCCTTGCCCGCCGGATCAGCGCCGATCCCCGAGAGGAGCCCGGCGTCGTAAATCTTGCGGATGACATCGACGACGCCTTTGATCTCGTCGTTCGGCGTCGTGAAAATCGTCAGATCACCTGCACGCTCGAAGTCGCGAAGCTTTGAGGCTTCGGACTGCCGGCGCTGCAACACGCCGCGCCCGTTGGTCGGGTCGCTGAACGCCCACGAATGCCCCCATCCGAGCCAGCGGCGTAAGTAGATGTCCTTATCGGGCTGATATTCCCTCCCGATCACGTAGAGACTCAATAAGTCGTCTGTGCCGCCGCCGTCTATGCCGACAGCGACAACCTCGCAGCGCGCGAGAATTGCGTCCAGCGTCAGCTCCGGGTCGACAGCTTCTTCCCAAAAATCCGCTCCCGCCCAGCGATCCCCACGAAGCGACATCCCAATCTCGACGTTGAGATGTTTCGCGAGAAACCCTCGCAAGCTCTCTTCGCCGTTGCTCTGCGCTTCGACAAGCTTTTCCCTGATCCACTCTTCATCTACAGACGCCCCCATGTTCGGGTTCGTTATGTAGAAGTTATCAGGGTTGAGGTAGGCTTTCTCCGCCGCCATTTTCGGCGGGAATTCGTAAATGATCGGAAGACTGCGCTTGTCCTCGATCTCGCCGTCGCGCACCTTGCGGAAGTATTCCAGCTTTTGCTTGAACACGCCCGCCGGAGGGTCATCGCTCTGCGTCGAGAGGTAGATGACGAAACCTTCCGGACGAGACACCAGGCCGCCGGTTGCTTCGCGCAGCATGTTCTCTGCGTTCGCGCGCTTTCCGAACAGCCACAACTCGTCGACCAAGATGCCGGTCGCCTTCTTGCCGGAAACCGTGTCGCTGTCCGCCGCGACAACCTTTAGAGTGGCCCCTGTCGTTTTGTGCGTGACCATTTTCAGGTGGTCTTGCACATGCAGGATCTTTAGAAGATCCGGGTCCGCCTTAACCATGTCCCGGATAGGATGATACGCGTTGTTGGCGACTTCGAGCGTCGGCGCCAAGATCAGGAACTCGGCGGACGGTCGTAAATTCCGCAGGAGCGCCGTCAGCATGACGCCGCCGGCGAACGTCGATTTCCCGTTCTTTTTACTGATAAGTAAGAAGAATTCCCGGATCAACCTGCGACCCGCTTCCGGGTCGAGCGCGCCGAAGACCGCGGCGGTAAACTCCTTCATCCATGGGCGCGCGGCCTCCCCGAAGGTGGGGCCGCCAAAGGCGTCAACGATCCGAAGCTCGTTGAAATAGTGCGTGACCGCGTGGTCAGCTTCCGCAGGGAACAGCGGCGCCGGGATGATCGAGCGCCCATCTACGATGCGCGCTTCCCAATCCTTACACGCCGTGGTCCACTGCATTACTCGCCCGTCAGCTCGGGAAATACGCGACAGCATGCCCCGCATCGAGAAGCTGCTGGTTGACGCTGTCGGTTTCGTCTAGCGCGTAGATCGTCGCCAGGTAGCGACCGAACTTCTCGCGCCGGTCCTTATAGGTCTCGATCCGGACAACCTTGCCCTCGATCTTGCCCCGCAGCCAGTCAGCGGCCTCCTTGCCGCCGGGGGCACGCGCCTCCGGGGCGTTCACCCCGTAGAGGCGGATCGTCAGGCGGGTGTGAATGTCGAGCCCGCAGTCGACATCGGCGTGAACCGTGTCGCCGTCGACAACCCGCGTGATCGTGGCTCGATATTCATACATCCTATTCACCCTTGCAGTTCTTGATGCGCGGGTTGCTGTCTATGTGTGTCATCCGTCCGCTATTCCCCGAACGGTCGCCCAGGAAATAGCACCAGACGGACAACACCGCTGACACAACGGGAAGCGCTGCCATGCAAAGGATGATCGTCTTCATTGGAACCTTATGGGCGCCGGAGGCGGCGCAAACTTGCCGCCGGCTGCGGCGTGATCCTGGGCCGCAGCCTGCGCCGCCGCCTTCTTCCCGGTGACGCTGTTCGCCTCGGCTGCGCGCTCGCGCTCGGCGTCGGCCCAGTCGCGGACCATCCGCGCCGCCGAGACGCGGGCGGCGTCCTGCATGCTGTATTGAAGCACCTGGCGCATCGCTTTCTTGGCCAGCGCCTCAAGCTCTTCCACCGTGGGCTCGGCCTCATCGTCGAGAGTCGGCAGCACCGCCTCGATCGCCGAGCGGAGGCTCGCCGGTATCACGGTTTCCTTCTTCGGAACCTCGGGCTGCTCAGCTTTAGCTTTTACGGGTGCCGCCTTCACGAGCACCGCGCCAGGCTTAGGCTTCCGCCCAGCTCCAGGTCGAGGTCCGCCACTGCCCGCGCCCGGGCGTTTCCCGCCGCTGCCAGCCCCCCGGCCCACCCCTTTTGA